AGGGCCTCTCCGCCGAAAAACTCTCCCTTTAACCAGCTTAAAGGCGACTACACAGCCAAGCACAGCCGATGACCGCCGCTATAGATGCCCCTCTGACCGAACAGGAGCCACTGAGAGGCGGTCCTAGGGTAGGTCCGGTCCCTGCAGCCACTTCAGACATTCAGGGCCTTCTACGAGCCTCTGAGAGCCTCGGACTGCAGATGTACCCCTGGCAGAAGTACGCGTTACAGGTCATGACCAGTCGCGTAGGTGAAAAGTGGCAGCACTCTGAGGTTGCGATTATCACTGCCAGACAAAATGGGAAGACCAGTCTTTTAATGCCCAGGATCGTGGACGGTCTGCAGCGCGGGGAGAAGATTCTGCATGCTGCACAGACGAGAGAGATCAGCAGGGAGCTCCTGCTCAAGCTCGTGCCCAAGATGCCGAAGACCTGGAAAGTGCGTGAGGCTAACGGGCAGGAGAGCATCAGGACACCCGAAGGTGGGGTCTACAGGGTTGTAGCAGCACAGCGCGGAGCTAGAGGACTGTCCGCAGACCTGCTGATCATCGACGAGCTCAGGGAGTTTGAAGACTTCGACTTCATTGCAGCAGCTGCTCCCACACTGACTGCCAGTGAGAATCCGCAGACCCTGTACGTGAGCAATGCAGGTACTGAGCGCTCAGTAGTGCTCAACGATCTGCGCAACCGTGCAGACGACCTGGCCTACATGGAATGGAGCGCGGCAGAGCATCGGGCAGTGGATGACGAGGACGGCTGGCGTGAGGCCAATCCGGCAATGGATCACGGCAACATGACCCTTGACCGGATCAGGGCCTTCTACGATCGCTACGAGCGGGCAGGTGAGCTTGCCATCTTTGAGACAGAGCACCTGTGTCGTTGGGTCAAGAGCATGATGCCCAGGCTGGTGCAGGACTCTGCATGGCAGCAGTGCAGGGGAACACTTGAGACGCCACGTAATCCTGCAATGGGCATCTCAGTCGATCCCAGTGGTAGAAGGGCATCAGCGGTCATTTCATGGCTTCAGAGCGATGGTTCTATCGGTGTCACTGTCACAGCCGAGGTCACAGGCTCACCGATCAACATCGTGGACCTGGCAGTTGACCTCACAGAGCAGGCACAGAAGCAGGGCGTGACTGTCGTTGGCTTTGACCCCTGGACTGATCAGCACTTAGCTCGACACTTCCCAGTCACTGAAGCGATCAACGGGCAGGAGTTCGCCAATGCGTCAGAGCGTTTTGTCTCATCTGTCGAGACTCAGGGACTCCGATGGGAGTACGCAGACAGCATCAGTAGCGACCTGCCCTACGTGTCACGCAAGGCTACAACTGGTAGAAGCTACATGGCAGACAGAGCCGACCCCGATAGGAGTATTACGGCGGCTCTGGCAGCGGTGCGGGCAGTGTGGTTGGCAAGCAACCCGCAGATTCTGAAGCCTGCTATCTACTGACCCGACTGTCTGCCGGGGGCTTTCCTTGCAGGGTGGCTCTGATATAGTCCTGCAGTGATCTTCACTAAAGCAGGCCACCTTCAAAAGCGGGCGATTGACTCGTTTACCGATCATCCCGGTTTGACTGAGCAATTGGCTGCTATTCAGGGCATCAGACTCGACGCCTGGAATCCGCCTAGCATCCGCGAGGCTATGGCGGTTCCAGCTGTGTACCGGGCAGTTACTTTCATTGCCAACCTGATCGGCTCATTCACGATGCAGGCATGGCGCAATGACGCCCTGATGCAGACTCCGCCACGGCTTGTGTCACGTCCTGGTGTGTTCGGTACACCGCGTGACTTCTGGCGAGATTCTGCCTATTGCTTGGCTACTCGTGGTGAGTACCTGTGGTGGATTGTCAGCAGGGATGATGATGGGCTAGCAGACGGCTTGCTGTTACTGCCACCGCATGAAGTGGTGGTTAGCTGGAACGATGACCTGAAGGGGCTGCAGCGCGAGTACAAGTGGCGCAATAAAGATATTCCTGCAGACGACATTGAGCACGGTTTCCTGAGCAGGGAGCCTGGTGGATTGCGCGGTATCGGTCCGATGCAATCGTGCGGTGCAGCGCTCTCAGTTGCTGTTGAAGCAGACGAATGGGCAGCACGCTTCTTCAGCCGCGGTGGAGTGCCCATCGTTGACCTGCACTCGCCTACCAACCTGAGCAAGGATGACGCAGAACGTCTCAAGGAACAGTGGCTGGCGAGTGAGTCAAACGAGGTTCGCGTAACCTCAGGCGGAGTGGAAGCAAAGCCCTTTAGTATCAATCCTGAGCAGGCACAGCTGCTTGACTCCCGTAAGCACTCTTCAGCAGACGTGGCAACCATGTTCGGCATGGATGCAGACCTGCTCAATGCTGCAGTCTCAGGGAGCTCACTCACGTATCAGAACGTGGGACAGCGACTTGACAACTTTATTCGTACCACTCTTGCGCCCAACTACCTTGAGCCGATTGAACATGGCATCAGTGAAAGACTGACGCGTACAACGGTCGGACGTTTTAACCTGCAAACGCTTTTGCGAGCGGATATCAATACTCAGGCAACGGTGTTCAGTACGCTGATTGCAGCAGGACTTTCACAGCCTCAGGCACTACAGGTTGCGGGGTTAGATGACCTGGTAGACACAGAGCCGATACCTGCTCCTGAGATTGTCCGCATTGATGTACCATCAGTCGCATGAGCTACCGAAAGATCATTAGGCGTCACGCGACCTCAGACGACACTGTGACGCAACGACCTGCTGCACGTACTGCAAGCAATACACTTGAAACGATGTCGTATCGTGACTTGCAGCAAAAGGCCATTGACCTGGGAATCAGTGGCAAGCAAACCGCTGAAGCACTGAGGGAAGCAATCCGCAATGCCGAATGAGCTCACCCTGCAGGGCACTCTGCAGATCAGGGACGAGGACAAGCGGGAAGTGGAGTGCTTCGTTCTTCCCTGGGATACAGATGCAGAGACTTCACGCGGTTTTGAGCGATTCCAGAAGGGATCGTTTAGTGGTGTGGATGCTTCTCGCTTTGTCTTCCGTCAGCGGCACCAGGACCCGCCTACCGGACGCGGTATTGAGCTCAGTGAAAAAGACGATGGCTTGCACATGGTCTTCAAGCTTGCGAGGACTGCAGCGGCAGATGATCAGCTAGAGCTCATTCGTTCTGGTGTTGAAACGGGCGTGTCTGTCGGGTTTGAAGACGGACAGTTCGACAGAACAAAGCGGCGCGATGGTAGGATGCAGTATCTTCACAAGCGTGTGCAGGACTACGGACAGCTAGAAGTTTCAACAACCTGGAAGCCTGCTTTTAGTGGCGCATCGGTCTTACAGATCAGAGAGGTACAGGACGTGGCAGAAGAGACTCAGGAGCCTGTGGCTACCATGGAGCAGCCTGCTCCTGCTGCCACGCCAGACGTTAGCGACAAGCTTGACGCGATCTTCAGTCGCATGGACAAGCTCGATGAGGGACAGCGCAAGTTTGCAGTGGCTGCACTTGCCAACGGTGCCCCTGAAGCGTCGAACAAGTTTGTTCGGCAGATTGCTATTCAAGTGCGCGAGCTCGCAGAGGTTGTGACCACAAATAACCTGGGCGTCGTGCCTGATGCAATGTCCTCAGAGATTCTGGGGCGGATCGACGAGGGTCGCCCATTCATGAATAGCACGCGGCAGGTTCCGACCCCTGCCAGCGGCATGAATCTGCTCTACCCCAAGATTACACAGCGCCCGCTTGTTGACCTGCAGGCAGCGGAGAAGGACGAGGTTGCATCGCGGGCAACGGCGATCACTTCGGTTGACTTCCCGTTTGCCTCGTATGCTGGTGCGGGCGACCTGTCAATCCAGCTGATCAAGCGCAGCTCCCCGGACTTCCTGAATCTGTGGCTTGAGCTCCTGGGACAGGCGTATGCGGTGGCTACCGAAGATGCCGCAGTGGATGCGCTGCTTGCGGAGTCAACGGTCGTGGAAGGCACAGGCACCTTCGATCCTGAGACCGATACGTTCGGTGAGTCTTTCAATAACTCGATCACTGCAACCGGCCGCACCATGAAGCCGAACCGGATTTGGCTCAGTACCACAGCGCTCATTCAATTCATGGATGCGCGGACGCCCTCGGGTGGCGGTGGGGAGCCCCTGTACCCTGCACTCTCAGGGATCAGCGGTCTGACAGCTGGCGGTGGCAACGAGCTCGGATTCACGCTGCAGCCGGTCTGGGTGCCTGCACTCGATAATGAGATTGTTGATGTGATCATCGGGCCCAGTGGCGCGTTCGTGTGGGCAGAGGATGGCACGTACAGCCTGCAGGCAGATGTTCCTGCCAAGGCAGGGCGTGACGTGGGCATCGTTGGGATGGTCGCATTCGCGCCGATCTATCCCGCAGCCTTTACAACCTACGTTGTCGCTACCTGAGCATGGCCGACTGGCCTACGCTTGATGAGTTGAAGCTGTCCCTGAACGTCAACACTGACGCCAGGGACGGCCTTCTAAACGCCGCATTGGCTGCAGCCATTGACCAGGTTAAGATCGACACTACCGGCTCTCCTGAGGCGTTTGACGATGCCTCAGAGGGCCTGGAAGTTACTGACAGTCTCAGCCAAGCTGCTCTGCTGCTGGCAGTCATGGTCACCCCT